GGTTTGAGTGGAGCGGACGGTGGTTTGGGTGGGGCTGTGGGGGGTGGCATTTATTCTAACTCCTCATGTACAGACTCGGCTTGGCGGAACCCTTCGGGAACCCCATTGGCAAGACTTTGGAACGAACTGCACACGCCCAGATACTCACATTGGCCGCGGAGTGTGCATGAGTTCGTGTTGCGAAAGTGCCTGCCCTTTTTGATCGCTTCGTTGATCTGCTGTTGCATCTGCCAGAGTTCGTAAGCAAACTCTTTCAGGTCCGCGTCCAGCCGCGGAATCTCTTGGCGCTGGTAGTAGTGTTCGGGTCGGTTGGCGATGTCATCAGTAAGCCGATTTCCAAACTCTTCGGGAGTTTCGATGCGGGTTTGAAGTACCCAACGCTTTTCCTTGTCCGCACCCTGGTACGGTTCACCGTGGCCGGCGCCGGGCGTGCCGTTCTTAAGAATGTTGGACTTGACAACCCGCTGACCCTGAGCGTCGAGTACGATTTTTTTCTTGTCCTCATCAAGGATCGGGATTTGCTTCGGTTCGATGCCCGGTTTCCTCGTTACGTCGTAGAGGACGGTCTGAACATCATGCCCTTGCTCACGAGCGGCCAACATGTAGAGGCTGATCTGCTGGTCAATCGCAAGCCTCTTCCAGTAGATAGATTGTGGGTCGATGTCCTCCCCGCAAGTCTTATGCTCCATCACGGCCAGTCGGCCATCGGCGAGTTTCACGATCTTGTCGCGCTTGCCCGCAACTCTGAACGATTGAGTCTCGCGGCCCGTGTCTGGGTTGCGAATGGGCAAGTCGAACGCCACTTCGGTTTCGATGATTTCGACGGGGTGAATGTCGGCGCGAATGCCGTCTCGCTCCCAATACCAGAAGTATCCTGAAAGAAGGCGAGCAACCGTTTCACGCTCGATCATCCACTCGTGAACCTTCGCGTCGGTGTCGGCCCAGCCCGGCACAACTTCATAGGGAGAGACGGCTCCAAGGATCGCCTCACCCTGGGTCTTTCCCTGTGCGCGAAGGTCAAGGCCGACGTGGAAGTTGCCGCCGAGCCGAAAGTAGTCGGCGATGCGGGCGGGCCTGATTCCAAGCACGTAACTGAAGTAGTGCTTCTTGGGACAGGCGCGGTACGTTGCCATTCGGGATGATGTGAGAACGTCGTGCCCCCTGAGTTGTGGGAGGGAGAGAGTCATTTGGCCTCCACCAACTGTCCGGCAACACACCGATACCAAGTGTCTGCTTTCACGCCGTTCTCCCCGATGTATCCGACCGCGCCGCGGTATCGGTTTTCCGCCGCGACCCACTCGGTAGCGAAAATACATCCCAGCGGCCCGGCCCTTGCCCAAGTTTCACATCCACAGGCGGCTGCAATGCCAGAGGCACCGCTACTTGACGCTGTGCTGGAGTTGCCGCTACTTGACGCTGTGCTGGAGTTGCCGCTACTCGACGCTGTGCTGGAGATGCCGCTACTCGACGCTGTGCTGGATTCGCCGATAGTTGCCGCTGAGCTGGAGATGCCGCTACTCGCCGCTTTGCTGTAGTCGCCGCTACTCGACGCTGAGCTGGAGGTGCCTCTACTTGCCGCTGTGCCGTATGTGCCCGATGCGATCCCTTCGGTGTTTGGATGCGGGTATCTGGGATCAAACACGATTCTCGTGATCGCCTCGGCCATGTTGTCGTAGACGGCTACTACGTTGCATCTTGGAAATTTCACCTTGCCGTCAAGGTCAACGCATGTGGTCGGGTCAACTTCACAAACGAGCCACTTTGCGTCCCTCTCTCTAGAGAGATTAGCGCTACTGCCGTTGCCCCACAGCAACCCGTGCAATCCGTTTCCGCAGACCACCTTTGATTTCCAGTCGGGTGCAGAAACTTCACCGCTTGTGGGCCATTGAAAGCCCCCGTAGCCTTGCATGTTTTTATCGCACGTGCGAAGTACGAGTGCGACCGCTGGAACAGCCTCTTGATTGGTCATTTGTCCTCCACTTCCAACATCGCAAGTGCCACGTCGCGGATCGCCTGGTCAAGGTCGGGCGACACGCCACTCTTTCCCTTCGCCACCCATCGCACGTTGTCTTTCCTGAACCACATTGCGATGTCAGGCACGCGGTTGGAAATCTCGTTGCCGAGAAAGAGATCGGTGAGCCTGTCGTGCTCGTCGGGTTCGGTGGCGGGTTCCACCTTGCACGCCATCACTTCCTCTACGCCGAAGATGACCTTCTCGCGGATGTCGTTCAACATCCTGTCGAGGACTCGCTTCGTTTGGGCGGTGTGATATTGGCGTAGTGGATCACGTTGGACTGGGATGGTCGCTGGTTCTGTCATGGGGCCTCCAAAATTCCCGATTCGCAGTGTGGGACGAACCGGGATGATGTGTTTGTGTTTTTCCAGTTTCGATGCGGGTGACAGTTTTACATGGGGCACCTCCATTTCTCGATAAAGCGTTGAAGTCGCTATTGCCCGAAGGCCCACCATCCTGGCGGGCCGTACGAGCGAAACACGATTCAAAGCCCGCAACGATGTTTCCGCTCGTTGCAGGCCGGAGGAGACCTAATTTGAATCCGACAGTGACTTGTTGATGACGCACTCTGCCTGTTGAGACGGGGAAAGTTTGTCCCAGCCGCGAAGTAGAACCGTGGCGATGTTCTTATAGCGGATGCCGAGCCCGTTGGCGATTTTCTGAATCCTCGCGTAGTCAGCAGTCTGTAGATTCAGGCCGCTGAGTTTGCGCTTGGTCGGGGTTTTTCGTGTGACTGGCATGAGAACTACTTTATCGGCTTTTCATCTCCAGTCAAGCAGAAATGTTTGAAAATGTTTTTTTGATAGTGGATTTGCGGGTACGCCCGTCCCTTTGGCGCGGGCCGTGCCTATTATTTGTCGCGGATTGGAGAAGCCCGGTATCTCGCCACGCTCATAATGTGGAGGTCGCAAGTTCAAATCTTGCATTCGCAATTCTTGGTGAGGGCGCCCCACTTTCAACGGTGGGGCGTTTTCATTTTTGAGCTTGTAAGGAATCCTTACAAGCTCAACTATCAGGTATGGATCGGATTGGTAGATTGCGAGCGGACCCGTTGCCCCCGCCGTTGGTATCAACGTGAGGAGCAAAACGTCGTCTTGGTGAGTCGGTCGCGTTCGCTGCCGGTCTTTTAACCATTTCGATGGGGGAATTCCATCCACTTCTAGGCCGGCAAGAGTGTTGTCGATCGACAAGCACGCGATAGGGCAAGTCCGCGTGTCTTCATACCCTGGGGGTCTACAAAATGCCGCCCCCAACTGCCCCGCGTCTGGCGCACCAGTCGTTCCGCCGCGGTCGGTTTCAAGATGTCAAAACTTCCAACCGCCGGGGATAAGTCGGGCGAGGCGGATCCAGTAACGCGCTCATCGGTTGGAAGTTTTTCAATCAGGCTTGGATCTGCGTGCCGGTTATCTTGCGGCATGAGAGCGTATCGGCATGGGCGGGTGTTGTCAAATGCACAAGGGCAAAAATAAAAAACGCCCCTTCGCGGTACTTTCCGTGAGGGGGCTAGGTTCAGGTCAAAATGGTTACCAATGGTAACCAAAACCGAAGGTATGCGTTAGGTGAAGGTCACTGGATCGGTTTTGGATCAATCCCGGTCAACTTCGCAATTGTTTCGGGTGTGGCCCGAACATAGTGCTTCATCGCAACCATAGGGGAGTTGCCCAACCATCGGCACACATCGGTCATGGGGTAGATTTCCATCCATTCGCTTTCGCAGCACTTCCTGAGCGTGTGGAAGGGCTTTGCGTAAGCCTGAATGCCCGCCCTGGCGATGATCGCCGTCGCGTCCCTGTGCAGGTCGCCCTCCTGAACATCGTCTGTGGGGCCGAGGGAGCCATCCTTTGCCCCTTTCAGATTGGCCGTGAGCAACTTTGCCAGTTCGGGCCTCATTGGCACCAAGCGGGCCTTTTTCTTGGTTGTCACCTTGCCGTTACCGCGCCAGTTGGCAACTTGGATCATGCCCGTTTGAAAGTTGATGTCTTGAATCCGGACATCCAGAGCCTCATTCAATCGCAACCCCGCCCACCTGCACAGGGCAAACATGGCACGCCATCCATCGTTCGGGCACTGATCCAAAATCGATCCAAGGTCATCGTGGGTGATTTCCGCCCAATCACGGTCCACGTCGGGCGCGGCGCCGCTCTCACGGTCGAACGGGTTGAAGTAAATGATGTCCATTTTGACAGCCTTCTCAAAAATGGTTTTGCAATTTCGGATGTTCATGGCGACGGAAGCGGGTTCCATCGTCTTGACTTTGCCTCGGTGCTTGCATGTTCGCTTTTCGAGGAATGATCGAAACTCCGCGGCGTGTTCGCGCTGAATCTTGTCCAGTCGAACCGCGTCGCTCTTGAAGTGTTGGACAAGGTACTTGAAGGTGAGTTCGTGCAGGTACTCGGTTCCATCGGACAAGTCCGAGCGGAGTGCGAAGTATCGCTCTTGCCACTCTGCGAGAGTTGGAGCCTTGCCACTCGTGACACTTTCCTTCTTGGCGATGTCGGCACAAAGCAAATCGGCTTGACGCTTGGAAACTTCATCGCGCCGGCCCAGCGAGCGAGAACCGCGCCTGCCGAGTGAGTCCGTCCACTGGGCTTTCCAGTAGAGTCCGTTTTCGGTGAGGTGCACGATCATCGCTTGCTCTCCAGAGTCCACTTTTCGAGCGCCGCGTCGAGCGCTCGGTCAAGCGCGAAGGCGTTGGCAACAGGGACTCCGATTTGTTTCGCCATGAGCGCCGCGATGGCGCGAATTTTGTCCCGAGTCCCGATTCGTCCGGACAACGATTCAGCGTACTTTTTCTGTGGCTTCTTTTCTTCCATCTTTTGCTCCTTGTTGACCCGGCCCAATCGCCGGGGGAATCCGCGCCGGCCCCGGTGGGGGCGCGGCGTGGGAGGGTGTTGGTCTAGACCACTTTGCTTTCGGCGGTGGCGGCGGCGATTGCGGCGCGTGCCCGCTGAATAGATGGGCTGTCTGATTTAAGATAAAGCCCGCCTTCGAGTTCCCACAATGCAACCAGTTCCTTGCACGCGGTCAGAAGCGCGATATGAAGGGCGGCGGTCTTGGCCTTGTCGGCAGCCTTGGTCTTGGCATAGGCCGCGTCCGCAACCAAGGCCGCAGCCAATGCCTCGGCGGCGGCGGCGGCGTTGTTGTTGTTGTTGTTGTTGTGTGTCATTTTCGATCTTTCTCCCGAGTCTGTCGGGTCTTTTTGACTACCCCTGTGTACGCCGGGGGCTTGCTTTGCGAGAGGGTTAGAGGTTGTCCGGGCCGCCGGCGACCGCGGCGAAAGATGCTTTCCACTTGGCCTGGGCCGCCTTGTTCGCGGCGATGCTCGTCTCAATTGTCTCGTCGGTGATGTCCTCGGTAATGTTCGCCGCGAGCATCGCCGCGATGTTCGCAATGCTCGCGGCGACGTCCGCTTTCCACCTGGGATTGTCCGGCTTGTACTTCGCTACGTGCATGGTGATGTCCGCTGCGATGGCCGCGGTGATCGCGGCGGTAATGCCCGCGATGCTCGCTTCCCACCTGGCCTTGGAATCAGTGGCATTGTTGTTGTTGACTGTCATTGTTGATCCTTCTCCCGGCTTGGCCGGGTCTGTGAAACTACCCCTGTTTACGCCGGGGGCTTGCGTTGTCTGCGATTCCGAAAATCCCGCCCCCGCTGGTAAGCGAGGAGCGGGGTGAGTCATTTTTCTACCAACTGTCCGGCAACACACCGATACCAAGTGTCTGCTTTCACGCCGTTTTCGCCGACGTGCCCGACCGCGCCGCGGTATCGTTTTTCCGCCGCGACCCACTCGGTAGCGAAAATACATCCCAGCGGCCCGGCCTTGACCCACGTTTCACATCCACAAGCGGCGGCAATACCAGAGGCACCGCTACTTGAACTTTTGCTGTAGTCTCCGTTACTCGCCGCTAAGCTGGAGGTCCCGCTACTCGACGCCGAGCTTGAGTCTCCGACACTTGAAGCTTTGCTGGAGATGCCGTTACTCCATGCCGAGCTTGAGTCTCCGACACTTGAAGCTTTGCTGGAGATGCCGTTACTCGATGCTGAGCTGAATTTGCCGCTACTCGCCGCCGAGCTGAATGTGCCGATACTCGCCGTTATGGTGTAGTCTCCGACACTTGAAGCTTTGCCAGAGTCTCCGCTGCTTGAACTTTTGCTGAAGTCTCCGTTACTTATCGCTTTGCTGTATGTACCGCTACTTACGGCTGTGCTGTATGTGCCGCTACTTGTCGCTTTGCTGGAGGCTCCGGTATTTGTTGCTGAGCTGTAGTCGCCCGATGCGATCTCTTCGGTGTTTGGCTGCGGGTATCTGGGATCAAACACGATTCTCGTGATCGCCTCGGCCATGTTGTCGTAGACGGCGATCACGTTGCACGTCTGAAATTTCACCTTGCCGTCAAGGTCAATGCAGGTGGCAGGGTCAACTTCACAAACGAGCCACTTTGCGTCCCTCTCTCTAGAGAGATTAACGCTACTGCCGTTGCCCCATAGCAACCCGTGCAACCCGTTTCCGCAGACCACCTTTGAGTTCCAGTCTGGCGCGGAAACTTCGCCGTTTGTGGGCCATTGAAAGCCCCCGTAGCCTTGCATGTTTTTATCGCACGTGCGAAGTACGAGCGCCCCCGCTGCTTTCGCCGGGGGTGGGGGTGCGGCGGCGATGTCCGCGGCGATGCCCGTGGCGATGGCCTCGGTGATCGCGGTGATCGCGGCGGCGACGCTCGCTTTCAAACGGGCCTTGGCATCGGCATTGTTGTTGTTGAGTGTCATGGCATGATCCTTCTCCCGATTGTCGGGTCTTTGTGAAACTACCCCTGTTTACGCCGGGGCTTGCGTATCTGTGATTCCGACAAGCCCCACCCCCTACTTTCATGGGGGGAAGGGTGAGAGAGGGTTAGAAGTTGTCCGGGTCGGCGGCGATGCGGAGTTTTGCCGCAACAACTCGCGGATGTGTGGGCGATCCGTAGTATTTCTCGCCGCGCAGGGCAATTTCAACGTCCAGATCGTCCGCCAAAAACACATCGCACAGGTAGCCCCCGTCAAACTCGCTGGCGGCCTCGTCCGCGGCGACCCTGCCCTCAAACACCGCCCCCCAATGACAATCACCATCGGCGGGCTTTCCGCCCCCGTAGTCGCGCCACTGATAAGGCTCGGTGCGGTACAGTTTTTTCATGGCGTGATCCTTCTCCCGGCATTGCCGGGTCTGTTCAAACTACCCCTGTTTACGCCGGGGGCTTGCGTATCTGTGATTCCGAGAAGCCCACCCGCCTACTTTCATGGGGGGGAGGGTTAGAGAGGGTTAGGCCCAAATCATTCAATCATGCACCCCGCGTCAATCTCTTGCAACATGGCTCTCATGTTGTTATTGCACCGCTTGGCGAGTTTGACATACGCGGCGATCGGCTGCCCGTCGAGGTTCTCGGTTCGGGCGATGGTCAAGGCACGCTCGGCGAACGCTTGCGCAAGACCTTGGTTGGTAAGACGAATTGGAGTGCAGCGGGACAGCAGCGGCCCCGCATCAATCCCGTCGAACATTGCCTCTTGGCCGTCCCAGGTAGTTGTGAAAATCACAACACAATGACCGGGCAAATCCTCTTCCAAAAGTCCATCCAAACGGCGTTGAATCACGGCTCGAAGCCCGTGGGCCTCATTCACGATGAATGCGCGCCCACCCTTGCCCCATGAGCACAAACGCATCGAACGAATCCAACCGTCGAGACGTTCGACGCCGAGTTCATCGGCTACGCATTCTTCCACGAAAAATGGATCGGCGATGGAATGGGCGATGATCCGGGCCAGAGTAGTTTTGCCCGAACCGGACGTTCCCGACAGCCACACCGCGCGCCCGCCAGCACCTTGGTCGATGATGCGGCGAACGACAGCGACGGCTTTGTCTTGGCCGACAACATCGGAAAGAACGGACGGTCGGTACTTCTCAAACAGTCTCTTGCTACTATTCATCGTTCGCCCTTCCAATTTTAGGGTGAGCCAAGGGCCGGGCTTTACAGAGCGCCGGCCCAAACTGTGCGCCCACCTACATATGGGTCGCGGTAAACCCCGCACGCCGCTTTCACGGAGGGCGGAGGGAGGGTCAAATTTCACATCCCGGCACGGGTGCCGAGAACCCATGCCTTCTCTTCAAAGGCGAACCATGCCAGCAGGTTTTGGTTGCCATCCTCAAGCGCAAATGGATCCTCTTTGTCCCAACGGCCTGCCGTGAACAGTTGGGATGGGCTGTCTGCGTAGTTCCGGTTCACGTACTCCGTTACCAGTTCGCAGATTTCGAGGCGGTGGCGTTTGTAGAACGCGACGGTATCTTTTGTGTAGATGAGGTGGGAGACGATCCCGGATTCGCAGCCGTTCTCTAAATCTTTCAGCACGCCGCGTAACCCTGTTTTGTAGTCTTTGGCTTTGCTGTTGAGCCAGCGCGCCACTGCGCGTTCAAGATTGGTTTTTGGGTCGAGTTTTCGAGCGGCGTTCATCGTTTATCCCTTGTAAAGTTTTGCGAACAATCCGACAAGCCCTGCCCCCTACTTTCATGGGGGGAAGAGTGAGAGAGGGTTAGGCGTCGATGAAGTCCACACCCTCGGTCGTGATGTCAGGCACTCCGGCGGCTTCGGTTGCTTCCGCGTCTGTCTCGCCCAGGAACGTAGGCGAGTAGCGGTCGTACTCCCGCTTTTTGTTAAGTTTGGCGGCGTACTCCATCGCTTCATCTTCATAGCCAAACCCATAATGGGCTCCGGCGTTGTTGGCTTTAATTGCCCACCAACCAAATTGGTATGCGGGTCCGGAAGGTTTGGCGGTGAGGGCGGCGAGGGCGGCGTCAATCTCGGCAGTTACCGCAGCTGCCTTGGGCGTGAGGCTCTCCGCCACGATACTACAGGCCTTGGCTTTGACAAGCAGGGCGGTAAGCTGTACGTATGTCGGAAAGGTGGAGGGCGTGGGCTTTGCGTTCATCGTTTATCCCTTGTAAAGTTTTGCGAACAATCCGACAAGCCCTCCCCTCTATTTTCATGGGGGGAAGAGTGAGAGAGGATGCAAGACGAACAATCGTTCTAGATGCGTTTCTTGAACGATTCCAAAGATTCGTAGGGCAAAAGTTTTGCACCGTTGTGGGGGAGAAGTTTTTGGTAGTCTTCGATGGTGAGCTGTTCCCATTTTTCCGTCATGGTTTCACCCGGCGCAAACTCTTGCACGCAAGAGATTGGCTGGTACTTTTTTTTCCCGTAGGTTCCTCGGCTGGTCGTGAAATCGACCTTCCACCCGTAGCGAGGAGCGGAGGCCGCTTCACGAGCTTCGAGAACTTTTGTGTACAGTACCCACTGTTCCTTGTACGTTTGCTCCTTGAACCAATAACACTTGCCCATGCCGCGCCCATTGGGCAGGAATCCCGCGTGATGCCACTCGGTGGCGTGCGGTTTAAGTTCTTCGGCGGTAACGTCCAGCCCGGCGTTACGCATGGTTTGTGCCAGTTGTCCGGCGGTAATTTTGTCTGTGTTGGCTCGCGCTTCTTCTTGGCGTTGGCTTGTGGTGCCAGTATCTGAAAGTCCCATTATGTACCCCTTTCTTCAATGAGCGCGGCAACTTCGAGCATGATGCTCATCCGATGCTCGCGCAGCAATCGCAAGAGAACCGCGGCGTACTGCGCAGTTGGGGTTTTCTTGAGCACCCAGTAAATTAACTCCGCTTCCATGCTAGTTTGCATCGGTTCCTTGTTCCTTCCGGCATTGCCGGGTCGTATCTGAACTCCCCCTGTTTACGTCGGGGCTTACGTATCCGACAATCCGCCCCGCCTGCTTTCGCTGGGGGGAGGGTGAGAGAGGGTTAGTCTTCGGCGTCTTCGGCGTCTTCGGCGTCTTCGGGGTCTTCGGGGTCTTCGTTGGCTTCGGCGTCTTCGAGCAAGAACCCTTCGGCGGTGATGTCACAGCAGCCGGCGGCTTCGGTTGCTTCCTCGTCTGTTTCGCCGAGGAAATGAGGGGAGTAGTGGTCGTACTCCCGCGTCTTGTTGAGTTTCGCGGCGTACGCCTGTGCTTCGGTTTCATGCCCAAAACCGTAGTAGGTGCCTGCGTTGTTTGCTTCAATTGCAAACCAGCCGAAGTCGTCTGCGGGGGCGGAAGGGGTTGTGTTGTTGTTGGTTTTCATGGGTTCCTTGTTCCTTCCGGCATTGCCGGGTCTGTTCAAACTCCCCCTGTTTACGCTGGGGGTTTGCGTATCTGCGATTCCGAAAATCCCGCCCGCCTATTTTCATGGGAGGGTGAGAGAGGGTCAGAGAGGCGGATTTGACCGCCAGTAATCCGTAACCCGTTCCACGAGTTCGTCCCATGCTTCCTCGTCGATGCACTCTTCGATACCCCAGGCCCTGACGATGTTTTCTTCGCGAAGGCGGTAAAGGTAAATTTCGGGTTCGTAGATGGGGCCGAACCCCATGAGTTCCTCCGCCAACGCCTCCCTGTCCGAGTCATTTTCTGGGTACGGCCCGGCGGTGGTGTAATAAAGGAAGATCATGTCGTATGCTGCCGGGCTAATGCCGCAACCGTCGATCATCCTGTTTCGATCGCAGGCGTAAACGGCTAAGACTGTGAGGCCCAGTTTTCGGCACAGGGTGTTCGGGCGGATGTACTTTGTTGCATCGTACTTGTAACAGATGAAGTCCGAGGCGGTTTGTGTCTGTGTCATGGGTTCCTGGTTCCTTTCGGCTTAGCCGAGTCTTTTTGACTGCCTCGTATCGCCGAGGCTTGCGTATCTGCGATAATGATACCATAGTATCGGAGACTAATCAAGGCTGTCTCACTAAAATCGCCCTTTGGACGCTAATAAATCTGCAATTCCGTAAAAAGGTCTGCCGTACGTATGATAAACATCAAATAGGGTGTACCACTCTTTTATCCGATTTACCCGCCATACTACCTATATATAGACAGACCATGTAAACGCTTACATTTCACTTTTGCACTTTTGCCTGCGTAGCATACTAGTTATTTGACTGGAGCTCACATCCAAGACGAAGACAAGCCAAGCCTATCTCCCTTCCTTGAAACTTACAGAAAGCCTGTAAATAGCCACAAAAAGGCTGATTCTTGGGTAAAACGGGTCGCGGATGAAATGGTTGCCCGCCGCGGAATGCCCCCAGGCGACGCTATCAAACTTGCCAGGGACATGTACAACACGCGGTTTACCGGCCGAGCCAGCAAAGCATGGCAAGCAGCCAGACTCAAAAACGTAGACTAGAGCTATAGCCGTAGCGGCATAGAGCCGTAGCGACATAGTGCCGTGACACCATGACACCATAGAGCCATAGCCACGACACCATAGAGCCGTAGCCATAGCCATAGCCATAGCCATAGCACCATAGCCATAGAGCCACCATAGAGCCACGACGACATAGCCATAGCCATAGCGTCGGCCGTCGCGCGTGCGTGTTCGTCGCGCGTGTGCGTACACTCGCTTTCTAGGCGCTTTCCAGTCACTTTCCCCAACCAATACACCCCCTCTACACCCTTGGAAACAGGGTGATTGATCCAACTTTGATCCAAGCCGTGCAAATAAGCCTACAAAATAGGCCTAAACGTGTAGCGTGGCAGGCTATGTACGCACGGTATCGCTCTCACGTCGCGCAAGATGAGGGGGCATGGGGGGAAGCGTGGGGCCGCGAATCTTGTTAACTGACCCCCACAAATGCGGCCAACAAAATTTTCCAAAGGAGATTTTCGATGATTCCAGTTCCAGCGGACGGGTACAAATGGGAGTTCACGCATGAGGTGGTATTTGATGTCGAGCGGGACGTGTGGATTGTGACGATCAGGGGCAAACTGGTTGCGATCGTGTACACTGAGGACGATTGACCTGAACCTAACGTATACCTTCGGTTTTGGTTACCAATGGTAACCATTTTGAAAGGAGTGGGTGTTTAGCGATTGATCCAACCCGGTTCCCTGGCCGGGGGCAATCCCCTGAGCTTGCGCATTTCGTTCATTTGGTCTTTGTAGTCTCGTGCTTTGGTTGCGGCGGCGGCTTTCTTGTGGTCTTTCCCGACGGCGTGGGTGAGGGAAGCAAGGAGAATCTGGAGGGCATCGAGTTTGCCGTCCTCTTTGAGGCAGTGTCGTTCGTTGCAGAGGCGAGTGAGTTGGAACTGCAACTCGTCCTGCTGATTTTCTTCCTCGGTCAAGAGGCAAGAGGGGTCGATGACCATGCGATGTCCGGAGATGATGGGTTCCAAAGTGGCGATGATCCTAGATTCCTTCATGCCTGTGGCGTGGGTGGTGACCACTGAGCACTGCCATCCTTCGGGGTAGAGCGGATCGTCGCCCTTTTTGAGAAAGTGTCGTTGAAGGGCGATGTTGAGGAACTTCACGTAAACGTCATAGACATCGTTGTTGGTTTCAACGGTGACTTCGCGTGCGTTGTGGTTTCGGAGTTCGATGGCGATGCGGTTGAGGGAGGCGTCGTCAACGCCGCCTGGGAGTCCCAGGACGGACTTGACCCAGACCATGCCCGCGAGAACGGCACCGATGGCGAGTCCGGTTTTGTCCGTGCCCCTGCCCGCTGGATCAAGTCCAGCCTTGGTTGGACCCTCGTAGGTACTCCAATGTGGGTCAAGCATGACAGGCCCGTACAAGGCATCGTCGCCCAATCCAAGGGAAGCGAGCGGGAGGCGTGTTGAACCGTTGTGATCGCGGGTGCCCCACTGGACGCTGACGGGTGCCTTGTCTCGACCAACATTGTGAACAATGAGGTCTTTGAGGCGAAGTGGGTAACGGTTGGTGCGCCCGAGTGATTTGTTCAACTGGCACTGCATGGCCCAATATCGGAACCCTTCGCCCATGTCGAGGGCGATGTCGGCTTTGGAAACCCTGTGTGGGCAAGTGATATCGCCTGGCTTGGCGATTCCGGCTGCCAGGTGACCGGCGAGCATGGGTGCCAGGTTGATGAGTTCTTCGGCGGCGCCTGGGTAGACCTTGGGCCAGGAACGGAACTTGTAGCCCTTCTTTTCGAGGCGGATGTACAGGGAATCTTCGTTGTGGAAGGTGCCGACGTAGATAATTTCCTGCTTGCCGTAGCTGGCGATGGCGCGAAACTCGCTCACGGTTTCGGAAAGCTGGTCGCGTGCCTCGATTGTCTTGGTGTTTCCGGGTGTTTCAACGTCGTCTCCGATGATGAGGTGGGCACGCTTGGAGGGAAGTTGGCCTTCGATGCCAACCGCGGTGATTGAGGGGTTGCGGGAGTCGGCGGACGGGCCGACATCCAGTTCGGTGAGGTTGTTGGTCTGGGTGTCGTTGGGCGAAAGATGGTGAAGGAACCAGACTCCGGCGAACCAACCCCTAATCATTTTGAGGGTTTTCTTGGCTTCTCCCACCGATTTGGAGACAATCAGGATTTTGGTGTCGGGATCGCGGAGAAGTCTCCACGCCGCGTAGGCGCCGGTGACAAAGTGGGTTTTGCCGATGCCGCGGAAGGCGAGAATGCCGCGAAACTGGGGTCCGTTCTCGACATAATCGCAGATGTCGAGTTCGACGGCTCCAAGGGGGGCGACTTTCCACGATCCGATGGGATACCAGAGGGCGCGGACAAAGAAGGTGAAGGATTCGAGACACTTTTGGAGGAACGGGTTGGGGTCCGCAGGTTGTTCGAGTGCGGCGAGTGCGATTTCCTGTTCGGTCAAGCCGCGTCCTCTTCCTCACTGAGCGGGGGGAGTTCGCCGGTCAACTTCAAGCCGCCCGCCCGGATACGCTCAATGAGTGCCGCCTGCTTACTTCCTGGTCGAATGCCGCCCGCTTGAGAGATTCCCAACTGTTGAAGGCGTGCGATGGCGGTGCGGATCATTGCCGCGGTGGGGGTGATCGTGACGGGCGTGCCGTCGTCGGTGACAACGATCTGCCCTTCGGTCAACGCTTTCAAGAGAACGGAATCGACCGCTTCCGAGAGTTGTGAGCGTGTGTCTTCAGTATCCACGGATTTTCTCTTTCTTTGGTACGTCTTTGAGCAGTCGTTCAATTGCCCCGGTAACTCCAATGGCTCTCGGAATCCAAGCGCCGTCAAAGATGTTGTCGTAGTCTTTCCGGGTGAGGTGTTGATTCGGGTCGATGGCGTGCCTGACGGCCAAGGGGATTCCGGCGGCGGCCCGTGCCCATGCGTACGTGGGGTTGCCGGTGATAATGCTTCCTCGGAGGTTGGTGTTCCTTGCCCCGCTGAACACTTCTCCGAACCCGATACTGCTGGCTGCGGTGTCAACAAGTGAGGGAACCACGCCCGAGTAAGCGGACCGCGAGAAGGCCGCTTTGGCCACATTTTTCCAAGTGAGTTTTTCGTCGCGGTACTTCTTCGCGTCGGGCATGAGCGCCGACCGGATATAGACGGCGCTGGCGTATCCAACAGCAGCGAACGCCGATGCAAGCACCATGTTTTTCAATGCCTGAACGTCGTGAGCGCGAACGTCGAAAAGCAGTTTGTTGTATGTTGACTGGACGTTGAATGTTCTGAGTTGCATGAGCAACTTGCCCACCGGGTGGCTCATCCAAAGTGGGAGTTGGGTGCGGTCTCCGCGCTGGATGATCCGGTTGGCGACAATCTGGATGCCCGAGCGATACTTGCTCGCCGCTTCGATGTTTGTCCACTTGTCGATGTTGGCATGATGGATGCCGTGAGCGTCGGTGTCAACATGGATTTTCATCTGGGCAGTGATGGCGGCGACGTCCGCCTCGGACCATCCCGCCGCGGCCCGGCGAAACTCGCTGATGTTCAGCGTTCCCGTTTCGATCATCTCTGTAATCATCCGCTGGTTCATTGCAAGGCCGGCTGAGACTTCAAGGGTTGCCTGACCGCTTGATTGGCCGCTGAAATCTGAGGCGAATCGGGCTAATCGGGCGGTTAAATACTCCAGTTTGCCGATGGTTACGCCGTCTTCGACGTGGTAGCGGCCCCGAGTGCGGGATGAGAATGTGTTGCCAAACCCCATCGCGGCAAGTTCCTGTGCGGATCGGCTGTCTAATTTGCCCATGTGAAGTTCGGCAACCACCCGCTTCACTTCGTTCGCAACTGCCCCGCTGGCCTCAAAGCCGAATTCGCTGATGACCTGTGAAATTTCCGTGATGTTGGTGACGCCGCTGGCAAGGTTGCTCATCCGCTGAAAGAAGTTCATCTGACCGATCATGCGGGCAACCGCCGCTGTCTTGGTGTCGGTGGCATGGATCGGCTGGCCTCTGACCATCTTCATCGCGGTTTCGAGGTATTGACGATCCTTGTCGCGGACTTCCTGGGGCTGGTGCGGGTGATTGATCTCATCAGCCTTGATGAATGTGAAAATGTCGTCAAGGGAAGTGAAGTCGCGGCCAACCTTCGCTCCAAAGTCAGTGACAATCGCCTGCTGTGCGGATGAGCCGTATCCCTCGCGGGTGTAGGCGTGAACCAGCGTGTCGATGTTGTTCTCCAAGAAATCTTCGATGGTTGCCTTGGTGCCATCGGGAAGGATGTGAACCTTGGTTTCATCCATGAGCACGCGGTTTTTGAGGGAATTGGCTCCGACGGCTTTATCAATGCCGGGCAAGAGAACATCGCGGAGTTCCTGGATGTCGGCAACGCTCATGCCGGGGTTCTTGGCCTTGATCCGGGCAAAGAGTGTTTCTGGGTCCATGTGCAGGAACGAGTTATCAAACTTGCCGTACCCCATCGCGTGTTCGGCGATTGCGTTTGCAATTTCGCGGCGGACCTTCTCGCTCGTCCGCCCGTTGGGGATGATCGAATCATAAATCATCTGTTCAAGTGCCGGTTTTCCGTGCTTGTGAACCAGTTGATTCGTGAGTGTTTCGTCGTACTTTCTGGGGACATAGCCCGCGTCGTGCTGAACGCCATCCGCACCCTTTACCCCGTGGTTTTTCATTGCTTCGAGGGTGACACCGAAGGTATCGCTTGCCGCTAACGCCCCTTGCCGAAGAGAGGGCGTGATGGATGGATCATTTGGCCTTCGCATGGCCCGCGTGACCGCAAGGTGAAACTCGTGGCGGGAGAGGGGGGCGGTTCTGCTCGCCGCCGCTTCCTTGATGTGGGCCGCGTACGCATGGTCCATAGCGATGTTGTATTTGCCGATGGCGGCGGCGTGCATGTCCTGCGCCCACTGTACCGCGCCGTTTTGGACGGGCATGAATGAGCCATCGGCCCTTCGCCGCGGGTGCGGATCTAAGGTCGCGTTTCGACCGAGAGTGCGAACATGCGGGTTTTCCGAGCCGCCAAGTGTGGCGGTGAAGGGAAGAGTGTGTTCGCTTAAGGGGTTGTGCATCTTGGCACCAAGCCACGACTTTGGGGTGTCGTCCATGTTGGGGTGAAAGCCGGTTGGACCCCGCTGGCTTGACGGCGGTGCGGTTGACGAGGGCGGCACGGTTGCACCCGCGGCGGGCTTGGTGCCGTTGCTGCTTTGGGTTGCGGCAATGAAGGTTCTCGCGTCGGCGATAATTTTATCGGCATTTGGCATCAGGTGAGGGTGCCTATTGCTGATGAGGTGGCGAGCGATCTTGTCCAGTTTGGCAACGCCGGTGGGTCCGTGCCTGATAACCTTCGCCACAATCCACGCCGTCATATCGGCGATGTCTTTGGCAAGTTCGAGGGGGTCAATGCCTGAACGTACCGATTTGAGCCGTTCGATTTGGCGGGCGCGAATCCTTGCTCTCGCGTCTTTTTCTACTTGGCCTGCCCACGCCTGGAGACGGTCTGAACGGGAGACGGGCTTGGGTGCCTCTACGGGCGTTTCCGTCGCCGGCTTGATGCCCTTATTCCTGAGTTCTCGCAAGATGTTCTGGCGGGTCTGGTTGGCCCGGATGCCGTGTGCACGCGCGATGGTCGCGAGTTCCTCCCAGCTCATTTCCTCGAATGGCTTGCCGATCCCCGGCCTGGGGATTTTCAACCCATCGCCGAGCGGTTCGGGTCTGGTGAAGCGGGCCAGTAGGTCGGGGTCAACTGGTGGACCCGCGTAATTGGGTTCAACGTGAATCGGTGCGTTCTCTGCCACGCTCGCCGCTGCCTCTGGCGACAGCTTCGCGCCTGCCGGTTCGGTTCCAATCGGAGTAATGGGTCCGGTTTCGGGAACGTGGGGATGATGGTCAAACTGGTTGAGATGGGCGAACATGTCCCCGATCTCTTTATCGAACGAGCCGTCCATGATCGCGGCCACGCGGGCCGTGTATGACCCGCTTAAGCGGGTTTTTCCGATGACAATGGACCCGTCACCCGGCTTCAGTTGGATTTCATAGTTGGCGAATCCGTGGCTCAAATCTCGGAGCGACTGCATGGGAGTCTTGCCATCCGCGATCATCTCGCGGTATACGGACCTAAGTTGAGCTGAGAAGTTGGGTCCATTCTTGGCTTTGAGGTCGGCGAGTAAAGCAGGGGGAACGTCGCCGATGCCTGACATGAGTTTGGCGGCCAACTGCTCTGCATCGCTCAACTGTCCACTGAAGAACAGATGGCCTTCCAAAGTGAGAGATACTGGGAGAGTGCCGGTAAAAGGTTCGGCGATCTTGCCGGGGGCGATGATGATTGATTCGCTTGGTCCGGGCGGGAGCAAAAGTTTACGTACGGCTGCATCCTTGCCCATGTTGATGGCGACGGGGAGCAATTTGCTCATATCTCGTGGAGATATCACCCCAAAGAGTCCACCGAATAGGGCCGCGCCAATTGTGGACGTATCCGCCGCGGACTGTCCGTTGTAGATGTTGATGGCAACGCCTGGAAGCGCCATGCCGGTTGCGCCAGCCAAGGCGCGGACGTACCTGGGCGAGCTGGCGAACCTTGAGAGTCCGACCTGAAAGAAAAAGCCGCTCGCGCCTTCTTTCAACACGTCGGCGTTGGTGATTTCTGGATCGTGCGATTGCTGGTAAAGCGCGATGCCCGCGAATGGCAGCGCCGCGACAAATCCGTTGCGAGCAAGTGCGGCAACCGTTGCCAACCTGCCCGCTTGTAAAAGCGGGCCCGTAAGCACGCCCGCCGTGAGATACAAAGGATCAATGATCTGCGCCCCGATTTCGAGCGCCGTGCCTGTCCACCCCGCCATTGCGAGCGTTTGCTTGGCCTCGATAGTCTTGTTGATGCCCATGAGGACATAATCAGCCTCTTCGCGGCTTTTCACGCCAATGAACTGCTTCATGTACTCTGGCCCGATGTGGGCGGTGTACTCCTTCAGCAGATTTTCGTCCAGCGTGAAGTTTGGATCGGCGGGGAATTGCGAGAAACGGTATAGGTCTCCAACCAGGTTGTCGAACGGGGTTCCGGTAAACGCTGACCGCAATGTCGAATCAAAGTCGGGCGCGGCGGTTGCCGCTTGTTGCCGCTGCTGCTGTTGCCGCTGCTGCTGCTCCGGCAGCCGTTGTTTTGGGAGTAGCGTTAGAAAATCTAAATTTGGCATTATTGAGTGACCCTGAATCTTTTGAGGATGTCCTCGAGGTTGTTCTTGAAGTCGTTGATGAATCGCGGTCCGAGCGCGTCCTTATTAAGAACTTCTTGAATGGCCTCGGCTTGTTTGTCGTCCTCCAGTTTCGTGGCTCGTTCGTTGAGAGTTTTCGCGTTGATGTACACGAGGCCAATTTGCTTTTCGTTGAAAGTCGGAACGGGGTATCCTGTTTCCTTGTTGGTGAGAATATAAACGTCTCCATGGCGGCGGATGGCCATGTTGGCCGGGGTCATGTCCGAGTCCTTGACTGTCTTTACGTATTCAGCGAAGATTGATTGGGCCACGGGGACGAATTGTTCGGATGCGAGTGGAGAGAGATGCAGATCGTTCACCTTGATCGGAACGCCGTTTACGACCTTCACGTTCAGGGTGGCGAGTTTGACGGCCTCTGTGGTTGCCTTTTCCTGCAACATACCTCCTAGCATGTACACTTTCATGTAACGATCAACGTCCGCCGCGATGCTGCCAATGTCCTCGACACCCTTCACCTTCGCGGCGATTTGTTGTCGTATGTCCTCTCGAGTTCCAGGGTTCATGCTGATGAACGGGGGTGGTTCATTTATCCTCGTCGCCGCGGCTCGGATGGCGTCTTCGTCCGTGTTGAAATCCGGAATTTCCCGGATCGTACTCACCAGTTCATAGAACTTCTTGGTTTCTTCGTCGGTGATTGTGTCCAAATAAGGGGACATTGTATTTTTCAGGAGGCGGTAGAAGTGATACCCCTGTGTGGTCACTTTGGGCACTCCGTCATCATTAACCAGTAGCGGGATTGAACCCGACCGGGCCCCCATCTTCATAGTGTCTTGAACAGCAGTGAGCGGCGCGCCGTTCTTGGCCGCGGCGGCGGCAACTTGGAGGAAAACGTTGTCGTAGTTGGGCGATTGGGGACCACCTTTCGCATTTTTGGCCCTTTCGATCTCATCATTTTCTGCCTTAATCGCGTAAGCGGCCATTGCAGCCTCGATGCGGGACTTGCGGGTGTAGGTATATTCCTTCCCGTTGGGGCCCATCAATGTTACATCCCGGATCGCAACCGAGCCCGCGCCCGCCTCGTAGGAGGCGAGGTCGGCAGGACCCATCTGTGCGTCGATGTTCTGCTTCCAGTTTTCTTCAACATCTTTGAGGCGACGGGTGCGGGCCGAGTTTTCAAGCGCCCGGATCGTTTCGCCGGGAACGTAGGTTGGATCGTTTTCGCTTGGGCTGATGTATCGGGCGGCGTAGTCCGCAACTTCGTATTCATTCATCGTGCCGTTGTTGACGGCTTGGTTCAGCAGTCCCGAGAGTTCGCCTTGCGCGTTTGTAAGCGATTTAGTAATAGCCGAGCTAGCGTGTTCGGGTGAAACAAGCCCTTTGGCAACGAGGTCAATCGCCTCCTTTTCCAAGTCTTTATGAGGCACGCGCGCGAGAACCATCGTGGCGAGGCGATCATTTCCCGTATTGAGTTTTTTGGTCTTCTCCGCGTTGGCCGTGGTGATAAGCAAGGCTCCCACTTTGCTCGTTGTTTGACCATTCGGGGCCGACATCATTTCTAGAAGCGAGTTTGCCTTTTCTCCGCCGCCGGGTTGCGACGCGGCTAAAATCGCCGCTTCGCCGAACATCGCATTCTTCTCAGGGTCAGTGAGGCGCATGACATACGCCGCCTCCACTGCTTTGTCGAATCGAGCCGGGTCGGGGTCATTCACTAGGTTGTGGACAATGTGACCAATGACGATTTCTTTGTTGTCCGCGAGTGCCTTGGTTCTCTGGGCAAGTGCGGGGGGAAGCATCCCGTCAAAATATGCTTCCGTCGCCGCCCTTTGGTAATCAGGATCGCCGCCGCTGAAGTGTTTCTCTGCTCTTGTCCATATATCTGTAACGGGATCGCCGATTTGGATCTTGCCGGTTTCGACATCTGCCGCGTCTATCTTGGCCTGCCTCTTGCCCGCTTCCGAGCCTGCCCCGCGAAGCACTTGCTGTTCGGCCCTTACCGCGGCCTTCTCGTTGGCGGCGTATGTGCGTTGATCGCGGAGTTCGGTGTTGTGATCGCGCCGCAAGTCGGCATCTTCACGCCGCCGTTCGTTCTCGGCCATTCGAGCATCGCGTTCATTCTGTCGCCGATTCTGCCCGATCTGGCCCGCTAAGTCGCCCGCGATACCAAGGGCCGCAAGCAACTGGCCCGCGAGTGGGTTCCCGCGAAACTCGGTGGGGATGATCCCCGGAGCTTGGAGCGTTTCGGTAATGCCGATGCGTTCAACTTGTGGAGGGGTGGGGTATCGACTCACGTATTTCTCCACGTTTGATTGCCGTATGAGGGATAGCCGCCCGCCCCGCCGATGTTTGGTCCGCCGCCGCCGCCTCCGCTTGGTGGAACCGCGCTTCCGATCTGCATCCCGGTTGAGAACCCTTGCATACCCCCCGTGACGCTGGCAAGAACAAGGTTCTGCAAATGGCCCGCCAGTTGAGCAAGGTTCGACGCGGTGCCTGATTGGATTCTCGCCACTTCGTTCTGGCGGTTGCGTTCAAGGATGGTCTGATTGAGTGCCGCGTCGTAGTTGGCCTGGTTGAGCAAGTCGCCGTAACTGCCCCCGTCGATGCCGAGTCCAGCCGCCGCCGCCGCAACCCGCAACCGCCCCCTAATTCGCTCTGCTTCATTCTGGCGCTTGGTTCGTTCCAATGAGGCCGAGTCGTTCACCTGTCGCGTCTGGATCGATCCGGCGAGCCGCGCTGATGCCGCCGACTTGCGGATGGCCTTGTTCTGGCTGCTGGCCTGTGCGTAGGTTGCGGTGGCGCTGAAGGCTGCAATGGCGAGCGGGAGTGCGAGTTGACCCATGTTTATCTTTGAACATCGCCGACATCGCCAATCCAAACCAGTGATGTGACGATCATGGGCTTTGGTCCTGTGTCTTCAATGAACCACTTTTCTCTGTCGGGGTTGCCGGGCAAATAGACCTGGAAAATGTCGTTGTTCGTCACAAGCCCGGATGCCGGGACGAACGTGCGTGAAATATCGACGACGGGTGAAACGCGGTCAAGGCGAACCGAGAACGCGCCCGCCCTGCGGTAGAACACCTGAATCGTGCGGACCAATAGGCGCGGCCCGATCACGGTTTGGCCCTGCTGATCGCGGATGTATGGGCGGGAGAGTTCCATCTGGGCCTGATAGGTCCGGCCCAAGGTGCATACCCCGCCCGAGTAGTTGCCTGTCTTTGTGATGGTCGCGCCCGGCGAAGTGGTGGGGGTGACGGGCACACCGTCAACCGCGGCGTTGGCCGTGAACTCCGGCACGATGCAGTTGATGGTCGTGTCGGTGAATGGAAGCGTCCACGTTGTCACGCCCGCCGCGAATACTCCGGTCAGTTCCACCCTGCGGTCAAGGTGAATCATGTATTGAGACGTTGCCATTAGAAGGTGTCTCCCGGCACTTCATAGACCATCGCCTCAATAGTCCACTGCGAAGCGTCCTGCACAAGCAGGTACACCGAGTTGCGGATGGGGGCCATGCCGCTGATTCGATAATTCGTGTCGAAAGCGTACTTGGTCCACGCCGATTGATCCTTCTGATTCCCCGAGTAGTGCCAGCGGTAGCAGTAGATTTTCGTGCTGTCGTCGGGGAGCAAAAGCAGCACGCCCTCTGTGCGGACAACGCACATGGTTCGGATCATCAGGGGAACGAACGTCGGGCAGTGGGTCGTGATCGGGAACGCTACGTTCTGCGTGCTTAAATCGTCGTAGTGGTACTCGTTGACTTCGGCGTAGCTTCCACGCTCCGAGTTGTAATAGATTCGATCATCACCGCGCACGGGCCGGGTTGACCACGTTTGAGACTTGATCGCGGGCGTGACGCGAATCTTTGTCGCGGTGAGTTCCGAATCCCACGAAATATCGAAATGTTCGCCGTTGAAGGTGAACACAAGAATCGACTGGCGGTAAGGCACCATGAACTTGACGTTCACAACCTGGTTCGCCGCGAGTGGCGCGATGATCGGGTCCGAATCGACGATGTTGAACGCATCCTCGTTGTAGAAGTCGAAGAGGTCGCCGCTCTGCGAGAACACAAGGTATTGGCCGAGGGCCAGCACAAGGCGGTCCTGAATCACAACCGCATCGGTGATTGTCAAACCATCGGTGAAGGGCTTAGCTGCCTTGTTCGTGAGTTCGTTTCCACTGAGCCTCGTGTTCCAGGTGATCGTTGAACAGGTGAATCCGGCCCGCCCGTAGACCGTGCCGCCCGTCGCTGCTCCACCCGAAAGGTTCACGGGAACGGTGAAGGTGGTTGCGCCCGTGACGGTGACGATATGGCTTGCGTTGATCGTGCCTGGCGAGCCGCCCGTCGCGCCCGCAACGACCACTGTTTGGCCATCGGTGAATCCGTGGGTGGCCGCGGTCGTGCCTTGGGTGGGATTGGCCGCTGTCCATCCGCTGATCGTCAATGGCGGATACACCGCGTCGTAGTTGCGGACCAACTGAACCGGCATCTTGGTCGCATCGGGGATGGCCTGCGATTGGAGTGGGGCGGGAACACGGGTCCAACGAAGGCCCACCGATTGCTGTGTGGTCGGGTTGCCGCCGGTGCCTGCGGTGTTGCTCGTGATCGCACTGAACAGGAACGGGGTCAGAGCACCGTCAAAAACCGTGTAGTCATAGATGGCCGTTCCGGGCGTTGAAATATTCTTGATAACCGAATCGGTCCCCTTGTAGGGACTGGTGATCTGGAAGTATCCGCCGTCCGTGCCGGTGATTGGATGCTTGGCCGTGGTCCACGCGATCAGTCCATCGGCACACCCGGCCTTTTGGAGTGCGGCCTGAAACGCCGCGGCGACACCGAACATATCCGCGGGAGTCGCGTTCACCGCGGGGTCAAGATTGATTTCAACGTCGTATTCAACGCCGATCCCATCGGTGGTTGCATCGGTGCACGCCGCGAGAATCGTTGTCCCTCTTGCCTGGATGGTGAGTTGGTCGGCTGAGTCACGCGAGATGATCTTCGCCCATCCCGCCGTGACACCCGTGCCGGTTGGCACATAAATCATGTCGCCGAAAACAAAGGTGTAGGCCGTGAATGCCGCAACCTTGGTGAGCGTGAAGTTTGTGCCCGAGACGGCGAGTGTGCCCCCCGCAATGACCATCGCAAGCCGCTGGAAACCGATCCTAAACCCGCCGGGGTTGCGGGCTGGATCGTCGTAGTGGCCCGTGGGAGTCGAATACTGCTTGGTGGCTGAGGTGCGGGTGACAAGCACGCCCGGAGTCTGTGTACCCGCGTGATACTTGTAATAGCCCGCCTTGGCCGCCTCCGAATCCCCGAGCGTGCGGTGATAGGTATCTTCGACCGGGGCGAGCGATGTCATCCGCACGAAGGTGTCCCACGTCGCGGTGAGCGGGTAGTCGGCGGAAGTCGTAACGCCCGTGGCAACGGTCGTGTTGATGACGAACGTGTAATCGTTCACCGTCACAAGCACGATGGATTTGCCGTCAACCACCGAGAGGTAGGTCTGAGCGTTGGCGCTGGTCGTGACAACCGCCTCGATCACAACCGGGGGCTGAACACCCATTTCCTGAAAGACCCGCAAGTTGCCGTCGCCATAGGCGATGACATATCGCTCGTTCTCATCGCGTTCGATTGAGTGGAGCCGAACATCGCGGCCCGAGGTCGGGGCCGGGTTCAACTTGTGATAGAACTTGGTGTAGGGCCGCTTGGTTGCCCCGTGCTCAACGGTGAAGTCCACGTTGCTCGCGTCCTGGACCTGTGACGCGAGTCGGACGTTGGCGGGCTGCTGGCTGATCCCGGTAAAGAGCATCGGGACGGAAACCCGAACCTCGCGGTCGTTTACGGTGTTCATCGCTGTTGCTGCTGCTGCGGCGGCGAGCCGGGAACGTAAGGCTGAACACCCATCGGTTCATCGCCGGGGAGAACACGGATCGGACGCGCCGCCCGTGATGCGTTCTCGCAGTGTTGCCTGAGCCATTCGTCGTGCTGAGGCGAACCCTTGTTGCACTGTTGATAGCCGCGGGCCGCGCACCACGCGATGTATTCTTTCGCTGCGGGTGGAATGTCATCCCACGCGGCGACGTTGCTCATCACGTCCAGCATCACGACCGTTGCATCGGGATACTCGTTGGAATATCGGTCGATGTCAAAGGCGAAACCGCTGATAGCGTCAAACTGGCGGTGGGCGCAGTTGCCCGCCCCGCGAACCGCAAGCACGGTTGACGCGAGCGTGATTTTGTATGGTGAACCCGCCGGGGTGTAACTCTTGCACCGCTGGGTGTTGAACGCGAGGCCCTGGGCGAGAGTGTTGAGCGTGATCTGGTCAAGGAACTCTTCCATCTTTGCCGCATCGCTTGTGCCGCCCGTGTCAAGGGCGCTCACTGAGAACTGGTTCACCCACCAGAACATCCGATTGACCGCCCCGAGTTTTGTGAGTCCGAGAGTCGCCATTATTCATCGCCTCCAAAGGTGACGCGGACGTTGTTGCCTGCGGGAGTCCCCGGCGCGATGATGCGAACACCAAAGGTTTCGCTCGCCTTGATTCGCAACCCGCCGGGGAAACTGTCGTTGCCCTTATCGCCGACGACATAGCCAGAGCGAATGACGATCTCTCCGATCGTTGGCTCTACCGTGTAGTTTTTCTTGGCAGTGAGGGTTGGCGAACCGTCGTCCTGGCGATCTGCGTTGTCGGCCGTCACCGCGGTTCCGGTTCCATCCGTGGTCCACGTCACGTATTCAACGGTGTACCCCCTGTCTGTGGCCGCGGCAAGTTCAAAAGACACTTCCATGCTCGTGAGAATGATGCCGTGGGTTGATGGCGCGGTGACGGCGAGAATGGTTTTCGTTATCGATGCACCGATAGCGACAGCGCCCGACTTGACGGTGAATTTTCTACCTGCCATGATGTGGTTTTCCTTTAGTGCTCGGTGAGTTGACCTGCCCGCCCGTCGGGATTTGGCGGCGGGTTTGGTGGAATGATGAACGGGTTGACGGTGAACGTGGTGCCCCCGCCCGGCGCCGGTGGACCAATGACACCCACGAGCGGGATGGTTGAAAAGTTTGCAACGCCGAACGGGATGGGAATGGTGCTGAATCGCCCGCCTCGAACCTGCTTCCACCGGCGTACAAGTTCCTGTTCTTGCTGTGGGATCGGCGGGCAACAATCGAGGTGGACGATTTGGCCCGAGCATCCCGCGTCCAACTTTGCGATTGTGCCGGCCCCGCAACTCATGGCGAAGAAACCTCGCCGCGTTCACCCCTGAATCGTCGAGAATGAGCGGTATTGAGAACGTTTGTCCCTGCCTGCTTGTTGTTGTATTGCATCGCCCTCACGCGGGCAACCGCCGCGGTTGTGTCGATGCCGCTTTGAAGTCTGGAAGTGCCGCGTTTCTCATTGAAGCGTGAGGCCGCAACGAGCGTGATGTAGTCCTGAACCGGGAACGGGATGCAGTCAAAATGCCACCTTTGAATGTACCTGACAGTAACATCCGCCGTGAAAAGCAGCGTGTTTTCGTCGGTGTCATACAACTTTTCGCCTTGAGTGGTGAAGTTTTTCGATTCGCCGTATTCGCTGTCCGGGTAGATGCTGATTGTGCCGGTCGGAACCGTGATGTTGTCCATCGCGTCGGGCGAAAGCGTGACATCGCGGTAGGTGTTGTAGTTCCAGCCCTGAGACTGCATTTCCAGTTCGGCGTCGTCCAAGCATCGCTCCGCTTCAGCGCCGTTGGAAGCCGTGTCGGTTTCGAGAACCCTGATCGGTTGAAGCCCCGCTCGCCGCATGATCTTGTTGATGGCTTCGAGTTTGGTCATTCGTGGGGGGTTAGAAGTTGTTGCGGTTTCGGATGGGCGGCACGCCGCCGAGTCCGGGGATGCTGTACCCGATTGCTCCGGTGAAGCGGGTCACGGGCAGTTTGCCGTCTGCGATTTGAAGGGTGTCATAAATCATGTCGGCGATCATGCTGATGCCATAATTGCCGGAGTGGAGGTAGCGGGTTGCATCGCCCGATGCGATGTGTCCGCCCGACATCGGGCCGATGTAGCACGAGCCAGCGGCCCCTGCGCCCGTTGCCGAACCCGACGTATCGAGGTTGATGGAAAACGTGGTTGCACTGACGTACGTTGCGATGTGCGGCCCTGCGAGTGATGGGCCAGTGAGAAACGAGTTTTGAGAGCCGCCGCCCGCGCCCTGAAAGAAGACGGGTACCTTTTCGCCAGCCGGAATGCCGTGGCCGGCGGTAACGGTGACAACACAGGGATTGGCCTTTGTTGCCGATGCGGGGGTGACAGCGGCAACGGCCACGCTGTTGATTGACGCGCCCTTGGAAGCGAACCCGATGTAAGCGGCCCACGGGGTTGCGGTGGGAGCGCCCACCACGTCGTAGGCCGCGGTGTTGGTGCGGATGAAGATGTCAAGAACGCTGCTTCCGGTTGCCGCCGCCGCCGCGTCAATGGCCCGGTGAAGTGCATCAGTCTGGCGGGTGGTTTTACCGCTCCGGTGTGCCGCGGCGATGACAAAGAGAAACTTGGGAACCGGAGCGGCCGCTAACACCGCCATTGCTTTAATCGCGTTGATAACTCGGACGCGATACGAAGTGGCGAGCGTGATCGTTCCTGCTGTGAGTTCAGTGCTTTCCGCCCCGCTGATGTTGTGGCCGTCGTAGAAAATGAAGTGGCTCGGGAAGTTGCCGCTTGCCTCGTCCATCCCGCCCATGTATTGAAAGAGCAGCCCCGCATTGGCAGACGAGAACCACGGATCGGGACTCCAAGCGTCGTCGCCGCCAGATTTGGCGACTCCGAGCATGGTCATCATGTGGCCCATGTTCATGGCTGCCGCGCCGAAGCCTGTAAAGTGAATGCCCGTTGGAAAGGGGGTGCCGACGCTAAAAGATTCGCTGCGGCGGAAGAACCGAGACCCGAGATAACAGTGGTTGCGGGCGGCGCCGCTGCCATTCACGTTGGCCGAACCCGTCGCCGACGGATTACAGAGTGCGTAGGAGGGATTGCCTGGCGTGTCGGCGCAGTCGACATCGTGATAGACAACGAGATTTGCGCCGAGAAGATCAATAGGGTCAACGGCCCCGTTGTATGGCGTGTTGGCGGAAATCCAGTTGGTGCGCGTGACCGATCCCTGAAACCCAAAGAACGTGCCAACGGCGGGGTCCTGGGAAGCCATCGCCAGAGAACCCATGTCAGCCTGTCGCATTCCGCGAAGCGAAAGTTGCTGTGCGCCGTTGGACTTCGCCATCGAAATCATTCGGCCTGTAGTCCGCCTTCCGTCGAAGGGATTGCCCCACGCCACTTCTGCGCCAGCGGGTCCGAGTTGATCGCTGTCGATGTGCGGCATGACGATCATCACAACCCCGCTAGTTGACAGATTGTTGCTTCCTGTCAACTCAAAGGCCGTCAGTGTCGCACCGTTCGCCCAACTGAACTCGATGCAGGGCATGTTCGAGTTGATGGAATCGCCCGCAACCGGAGCAACCGCGTTGAGGAGCGTGTTGGCCGAGCCGGGAGTCATGGCGGCGATACCGCCCCATCCGTTCGTGTTAGTCTTGGCGTGAAACACCCTTGACGTCGATGCAATTGATGGTTGGGCCGTACCCGCAAGGCTCACAATCGCGGGCGAACCGTCGCTCTGGGGCGGGAACGGCGCTCGCTGGACCATCGCCCGGAACAACGAACCTTGGTTGTAACTGCCCACGTCCGCCGCGATGCTGTCGTAGCCAACAACGATCGAAGCCTGCGCGTCCACATCGAAGATACTGCCCTCGGTTCTGGTTCGGCAAAAGGCGGCAAGGTCGCGGTCAAGTCCAGCCATTAGATTCCTTTCGCCTGCAAGCCCGCGAGTGCCGCCGAGCCGGTTGTGCTGGTGAATGCAAGGGTGGTTCCGAATCGAAACTCGTTGCAGGCCATCGTGTCCCAGACATCTTCGCCGCCGAGAATGTCGGGAGTGGTGTATTTGAGCGTGCCGTCGCTCGCGTCGTTAGTGAGGTCGTATGGGGGCGTACGGGTGAGATTGCCGGCCTTGTTTTTGATGCTCATCCATGCGTCGATGACGGTGATCGTGGTATCGAATACGCCGGTGTTGAGAAGGGCGTTGGGGTTGAATCGCCCGAACACTCGGAATCTGCCGCCCGCAACCAGCGTGTTGAGCGCGTCGTAGAAGGCCCGCGTGATAAACGTGTTGCCTTCGCGGATTTGCTTGGTGAGTGGGTGCCTGCTTGTGGTTGCGATGCCCGTGTCGGGCCGGAATGGAGTTCCAAGGTCCGCGGCGTCGTCAAGGCCCCCGGCGTCGATGACGGTCACCCAAGGGCCGGTAAAGCCCACTGGGTAGACGGGGTTGCCGTCGTACTGCTGATTCATTGCGCGTGCGGTGCCGATTGGCATACGTGGTTCTCCGTGTTGGCGTGGTTTTCGCGCTTGCTGAACGCGGCTTCGAGGTCTTTCAGGCGTTCGGTTGTCCTGTCAAACGATTGGGCGATCTGGGCGAGCAGACTCAACGATGGGAGCAACACCATCTTTCCCGCGATGATGAGCAGGATCACCACCACGATCAGAGAGATGAGGGGGAGACTCCCGCTTGGACCAAGGGCATCCGAGACGGGCTTGATGAGGTCGGTCTGGGCTTCAAGCGTTGGCATTACTGCCCTTTCTTTGGTGGATTGATCTTGCCGGGAACCAGCGGCTTGATCGGTCCGGGGGTCATGTTGTCGGCGTGTTGACTGACTTCCACCCCGAGCATGTACAGCACCCGTTGCTCCGGTGTGAGTCCCGCTGGCATCGGAACTTCGGCGGTCGTGAGACCGCGCTTGGGAGGCTTATCCGTGATCGTCATCGTCACCGCGGCCTCGCCCGATGTGGGAGGGGCGGGGATGCTGGACATCTTGACCACTGGCTCTGCGGGCGGCGCGGTTGACACAGGAACGACAGGGATGGGTGTTGGCTGGGGTGTCACGGGTCGGCCCGCCCCGGTCAATCCAAGCCGAGCGGCGTCAAGAAGGAACGCACTCATGTTGTCGTTGACGTTGTTCGGATCGCCGCCGATTTCGTCGGCCTTGAACAGTTCCGAGCCGTCTGCGTTGCGTTGATAATGAACGCCCGTGAGATGGACTTCCTTTGTGGACGAATAGGCGAAGGGGCCATACCGCACCGAAGTTGACGCGCACCCAACCTCGAAGAAGGCGATGATGAATCCGACGAGAAAGCCGACGATGAATCGCTTGATCTGCATGAATCAAACTCCAAAGAGAAAAATCCCGCCCGACAACAAAGCCGAGCGAGACGAATGAGAATGGATTAGGTCACATCGCCGTGATTCATCCAGGTGAATTCAACCTGGCAAGTAACGGTGATCGTGGCATTAGCGTCAATGTCAGCTCCGGTGGGCACACCGATGTTCAGGTGCGCCTTGATCGGGGTGGTCGAGCCGTTAAACGTTGCCTTGGTGGTTGCGGATCGGAATCCGCCGGTAGCAGTTCCCGCAACGTTGATGGTTGTCGATGCAACCGCCGCGCCCGGAGTAATTCCCGAGCCGGGGCAGATGTCGATTTCGGTTGTCGCCAAGGGGGTGGCGTTCTGAATGACTGTGCCAAGACCCCACGTAAGCGTGACGCCGGTGTTGAGAGTGTCGGCGAGAACCGAAGTGGTCGTGCAAACCGGGCCTGTACACACGGCACCGACGATCTCGATGACACCTTCTGGGAATGTGTAGAGAAGCACGCCGCCGCCTTGTACAGTAGCGTCGATGAGCGTGACGGGAACCGCCGTCAAGGTGACGACGGTTCGGCGAAGCATCCCTTCCTTGCCGAACTCTTCAACCGAGATTCCCCCCGGAGTGGGGTTGACCGTTCCCACCGTGTTTGCGTCACTGGGGCGAGACTTGCCGATGGTCGGAGTGCTGAAAATATTGTTGACAATTGCCATAGTGATGGCCTTTCAAGTTGAGTGTGCGGATTAGGTGAGGGCAACTTCGACGCTTCCGGCGCAGGGGGGAGCCATGATGCTCATGCCCGAGAGAAGGCCGGACGAAACAAACCAATCCATCGTCTCTTCACGGTACTTGACGACGTGACCGACCTGATCCCACGTACCGATGGAGACAGCGCCAGCGCCGTCGAGCGCGCGAGAGAACACGAGGGCGACGGGCATTCCATTCGTTGCGCCTGCCTGGGGAAGAAAGTTACCCTGGTAACGGGTGGGTCCGGTTGTGATGTTGGAGTCGGGCATTGCGCCGCCCGCGCCGTTGCTGGCCGGGTTGATGTTGTCGATGATCTTGAAACCCTCGACGGTCTTAATCATCCGCTCGTTGATCTTGTTGCCTTCGCCGTCGTAGGTGTAATCCTTGCTGAACAACTGGGCCGTGGTGTCGAACATGAGCACCTGCTCCATGTACGGTGTATGCCACAGTTCGCGGCCTTCACGCGGGATATTGTCAAGGTCCATCGCATAGGCGAGCGCCCGAAGGTCGGCGCGGTAGTTGGCCGCTCCGGTTGCCGAGAGCGGGTAGGCCGATGCCAGCGCCGTTACGCCGTTCGTGCCTGCGGTCGCGCCGCCGGTGCGAATGACGCGGTTGCCGCCGTTGTCGATGGTGAGTCCGAGTTTGCTGGACGACGCGGTACGGGCCGCAAGCGCCGAAGTGATAAGCAACCGCTTCTCGCCAACCATGCTGATCTGCCGCGCGTCGGCGTTGGCGAGTTTCGACATGATATCGAAGTGGCTGATTTTCTGGTCGTAGCGACTGATCTTGTGGTGAGTCACGATGTACCCGGTGTCAACCGCGTTCGTGCCTTCGTCCACCGCGAAGCCCTGACCCAGAAGTTCGTCGCCGGGCCGGTAGTCCTCATCCGCCGTGGGGGTGTCGGCGAACTTCAACCACTGATAAGACTTGGAACGGCTCGCGTCAACATTGCGGTGGATGCCGGGGGTGGGACGATTGAACAACTTGGGAATGGTGCGCCACGCTTCGCTGAACACTCCGCTGTAAACCTTGAGGGCAAGCGAAGTGGGGTCGGTACCCGCCGCGTTTGCCAAGAAATTGACCGTGTTGGATGCCATTGGAAAAATCTCCCTGATGTTGGGATGACTTTGGCCTGAACCTAGTTCAAGGTGTCCATGTGCGGGCCGTGTGTTGTCACACGCGGGTGTCCAATGGGCTTGCGTTGGGAAGGGACCGGGCGCGTTGAACGAAATATCCAACGGACCTGAAAACTTCGCCCGGACTCTCATCCGGGCGAAGTTGATTTACTGGGGGACGGGTTCTTTGGGCTTGCGGTTGTATGGCCGCTTTGCCGGTGGTTCTGTGATCTTCGCTTCGAGTTCCGCGAGTCGCTTCCTGAGTTGTTCGTTCTCGATGGCGAGTTGGTTGGACTCTCGGAGGTGCGCACTGTTGCGTTGGGCCGGGGTTTGCGGCTTCTCCGCGTCGATGGCACCACGGGCTGCGGATTCAAGTGCCGATGCCTCGTCGCCGCCCTCGGCGGTGTGGTAGCCCGCCTTGAGCGTGAGGTCGATGATCTCACACCGAACGCAACCGGGCTTGACCTGCTTGGTTTTGGTGTCGTCGATGGGGTTTGGTTCGTAGATGGGGCCGACGTGAATGAACCTGAACGTCGCGTTCAAGTCCTGAAGAATTTGCTTGATTTCTGGAATGGGCGTAATCATGCCTTGCTCCAATTATTGATGTGTTCTTGCGGAGTGGCGTTGATCATGGAAATTGCGGACGGATCGCCAGCCGATGCCCGTTGAACCAGTTTGGAAAACTCGGTTGAGTTCTTGGGGAGTGACGGACCCGCGGGGGTTCCGCCGCGAACGATTCCGCCCCCGGCGCCAACGGCCTGGGCATGACGGGCCGCAAGGTCTTTCACCGCGCTCACTGTGAGTTTCGGGTCTTGAAGCCTTCGGTTGAAGTCGTCGCGTTCGGTGGGCGTGAGAAACGACGATGCCGATTGGAGAAGGGTGGCGAGTTGTTCTTCGCCGCCCGCGATCTGGGCGGCTTCACTCTTCGCGGCATTGACGGCGGTGCCCGCGAGAATAGCCTTGGCTGCCATTCCTTCGGCGATGAGTTTGATGTCGGGTTTCGTGAGTGACGGGCGAGCCTTCTGAATGGCCTTGTACTGCTCGTCGGTCAGGTCGCCGTCTTTAATGAACTGTTGTTCAAGGTCGGTCAGTTGAAGGCCGGCCTTGGTGAGAATCGTTGGAACGTCCGCCTCAACATCGACATCGCCGATCTTCAACGGTTCGGCGGGCTTTCCGTCCGGCGGCTTGGCGGGAGCCTTGGCTCCAATGAGTTTCGAGAGGGCCTTGTAGTCGGCCACGGCCTCTTCTGGAGTCTTGTACGTCCCATCTTCACCGATGGGATTGGCAAGCGGGGTGTACCCGAGCGTGCCGCGGAGTTCGTTGATGCCCTTGGCAAGTGCCTTCTCATCGGTGAACTTGCCCGCAAACTTTGGTACTTCCTTTGAAGGCGCGGTATCGCCCGTGGGCGGCGCGCCTATTTCATCTGCCATAGTACTCCTATCCGAGTTGTTGAGGGGCGATTGCCTGCTGAGCGACGTTGCCCGCAACGCTCATCGCCGCCTTTGTTGCTTCCTGCTCTGCAAACTGTGCCTGTGCTTCCTGTGCTTCACGGGCAAGTTGCTCATTCGTCTTGATAAGTGCGGGTTCGTTCACGCCGCGGAGACGCGCGTAGACATCGACGAATACCGCGGTGTCGATCTTGCGGAGTGCTTCGGGTCCAAGCATCTGGGCAACCTGCGCCATATCCAGCATGGCACTTGCCTGTGATTCGCGTTCGAGTGCGGCGGTGCCAGTGAGCGTGCGAACCCGGATCGCTCCCTTGGGAAGTGACGGCAAGAGGTTCCGCTTTTCGAGGATGTGCTTTGAGCGATGAGCAAGCGGAATCTGCAAAGCGTCGGCCATCGGTGTATAGAACCCGCCGAGCGCACCTTGCAACTGCTCAAGGGTGATTCGTGCCACTTCAAAGGCGGTCGTTCGCTCGCTCTTGCGGACACTCTCACTGCCAATGAGCATCGACGCGCCGAGCCGTGATTCAATCTGAGCGACAAACTGAGCGAGAAACCCAACGTCGTTGAGTTTGCCGCCAAGGTGGAAGAATCCGACATCCATCACCATTCCGTTTTCAACGCGGCCCCGCCACGGCTTGCCCGACTCTTTAAGCAAATCCTCTTCCTGGGCGAGCGATGAATAATCAAGAACCGGGTGGGCCTTGGCCGCGAGTGCCGCCCAGTTGAGAAGGTGCATCTTGCCTTCATTGAGCGAACGAAGGTCGGGCGATTTCTGCTCGATGAATCCACGGGCGTAGTTCTCGCCGGGAATCAACTCGTAAGGGACCGAGAAATATGGAGTGATCTTCTCTTCGGTCTCGTTGATGATGCGGTCGTTGACTTCCTGAGTGATGAGCCATGAGCGGCTTCGCGGCTGCCAGTCAACGAACGTGAAGATGTCCTTCTCGCGGTCGCCGACATCCTTTTCCTTCAACTCGTCGTACCGGAGTTCGGCCTTTGCCAACTGTTCATCAGTGAGTGAAAGCGGATCGATTGTCTCGCGGATACCGTGATACTGGACCGCGCACGTTGAGTCTCGCTTGGTGACATACTGATCGCGGCGATAGACCGTGATCCCAAAATCATCATCCATGTATTCGAGCGTTTCGCCCGTGATGACAACCTGGTTGATCGCGTTGATCTGCGAAGTGCGGAAACTGTTGATGTGGCGGTTGCCGTACTCGTCGGCGCGGGCCATTCCACACGATTCAATCATCGCCATCACGAGCATTTCGTGAGTGAACAGTGCTTGCTCGATAGCCTGCAACTGCTCGTCGGCGAATGATCCGCCATAGCGGAGTTCGGGCGAAAGGTCGTAGCGAAGCCACGGGGTTTCAGAGGGGAATACCGCCGCGTGAACACGGCCAACGATGTTGGTTACGCCGTCCGCCCCCATGTTCTGAAACGTCTTGGGGAGCGGTTCACTGGCCTGTTGACCCTGTTTCGTGAGCGCCCAAGGTTTCGTGAGTTTCGCACACTCTCTCGCGGTGTCGAGGATTTGTTGCCGCTGTCCATCGGCATCCATCCAACGCGCTTTGAGTGTTTTCATTTAGGCGGGGATTCGGAGTCCCGTGTCTTGGGGAACGGTGGATGTCGGCGGGATGACGAGGGAGTTCACGCCGCGTCGCTGGCGTTCCTGACGGGCGCGGAGTTCGGCGAGCAGTTGCGCCGACGTCGTTAAGTCCGCCGCGTTGGATACGGGCGTCTTGATCTGTCGAAATGAACCGCCGCCTCCTCCCATGCTACTTGCTCCTTGCACGACTGGCGCGCATGTTGATGTACTCTCTGATTCGTTTGCCGAACGATGCTTCGCCCGCAGCGAATGCGATCTTGATGGTCGCTTCGATGTTGCACGGGATTTCACTGGCAACCGTGATCTTCTGGACTGGGAACATCTTCTCCGCCGCGATTGCGATTTTTGCCAGTTCCTCATCAGAGAACGATTCAAGCGGGTGGGGTGTGTTCATAACTCAATAAACTCGTGGCCTTCGGATCTGAGCCAATCCCAGAGATTGGCGGGCGTGACAATTGATTGGGGGGCGTGGATGCCGCTGGCCGCCAGTGCGTCCACCACAACGCACACGCAGTCGCGGGCGGGCAAACGTCCCCCCGTGATCCAACGAATGAACGTGGGCCAAATGGGTATGGGGCCGTTGCCCTGATAGTGATTGAGCGAGAGTGGGCACGCGAGCGGGATGTTCACCGCCCAAGCGAGCCGGGGATATTTCATGGCGAAGTGGACCGCCTCGTAATAGCAAGCGCCGTCCATCGCGGGGTTTAATACGACACTTCCATCCGAAATACAGACGTGGGTGATGTCGCTCCGCGATACGGTTGAGATTATCCAACCAATAACAGTACGCTTGGCAATGGCGGGCCATCGTAAAGTGAGCCGAAACAACTTCCAAACACCTATCTTGCGATGGCGCGACGCTATGAAAAACACGACGGCGAAGGATGTTTGGATGTTGTTTCCTCGTTAAACGCATACATTTACTGTGAAACAGTAATCGTTACTGTTTCACAGTAATCGTTACTGTTAAACAGTAACGTGTTATTGGACGTTAAAGAGCGGCGCGAGAGTCATAACCTCCCCCCGCGAACAGCGGGCTCGCGTGACCGTGCGGGTTAACGCACCAAGGGCTAAACCACAGGCGCTCCTTTTTTTTGTTTGCGCGCCCCGTCCCCTCCTCATCGCTTTTGCCCTGGCTCCCGTACCCGCCCACCGCCTCCCACTCAATGACGTGCCAATCGTCTGGCATCTCGTGTTCCCCTTCATAGCCCGCCAGCACGATCCGCATGAGTTTGTGTTTGCCATGTTCGATGGC